GGTACAACTAAAATTTCAATCACTAAAGATAAGAGAAAAGTTAAAATTGCAACAAGAACAAAAATCTCTATCATGAAGAACCATATCAATGGTTTGGGATATGAAGATGGACGTATCTTGGTTACATCACACGGATTTATGAGTGGAAGAGAAGAAGGTGAAGAAAAGAAATCTCTTGAAGAATACAAAAAAGAGTGTGGTGAATACATCAGTAAGATGTTAGGTGTTAATGTTACAGACATCGAAGACGTAGAAGTTGTAACAGAAGAAAGTGACCTATAATATAAATGAATAAATGTCTGTTTTATTAGTTGATGGAGATAATCTACTTACAATTGGTTTCTATGGTCTTAAGAATCACTTCTATAAAGGAAAGCACTTTGGAGCATTGTATCATTTTATTAATACTCTTAGGAGATCGTTTGAGATATACCATTTAGACAAGATTGTCGTATTTTGGGACGGAGAAAACGGACACCAACCAAGAAAACAGATATATCATTTATATAAAGAAAATAGACGGTCTCGTTTAAGAACCGACGAAGAAATCAATTCGTACAATACCCAAAGACAAAGAGTCAAACAATACTTAGAAGAATTATTTGTAAGACAAGGAGAGTATCCATTGTGTGAAACGGACGACAGTATCGCATATTACACGCAAAATTCACCAAACGAAAACAAAATCGTTTACTCGAGTGACGGAGACCTAACTCAACTTGTTTCTGAAAAAACACAAATTTACAACCCTTCACATCAGAAACTTTATAAGGTAAATGATACCATAGTTTATAGTCATGAAAACATTTTAATTGAAAACGTTAAATTGGTTAAGATGCTATGTGGTGACCCATCTGATAATATATCTGGAATCAAAAATATGGGGATAAAGAGACTTATTTCCATGTTCCCTGAGGTTAAGGATAGAAAGGTAACCTTAGAAGAAATCAGAGAAAAAACAAACCTTTTATTTGAAGATGACAAACACAATTGGTTACTTAGGAATTTACTAACAGGTGTAACCAAACATGGTGTTTTTGGGGAGGAGTTTTACGAAATCAATAACAGAATTGTAAGTCTTGATGAACCCTTATTAACAGATGAAGCAAAAGAAAATATAATTGCATTAATCAATGAAAATTTAGACCCCGAAGGACGGTCATATAAAAATACTATGAAAATGATGATGGAAGACGGACTCTTCCAAGTATTACCAAAATCAGACGATGCTTGGACTAATTTCTTAAATCCCTTTCTTAGATTAACAAGAAAAGAAAAAAATAAAAGGACAATTAAAATTAAAAACTATGAGTAACCAACAAATGGACATCACAAAATTCGAATTTCTACTTAGTTTAGGTGGGAACATCGTATGTCAAAGATTCTTTAATGTAAAAGATCATAATCCACAAGCAAGAAGATCGATGGATATGCATTATTACATAAAAAATATTTGCGAAGATATTAGCGAAGATTTGAAAATAAAAACTTCCGATTATATGAGTGAAAATCAAAACTTTATCCTCTCTTCTGAGTATGTGGAAGATTCGAATGAGCAAGAAAAAGAACACTTTTTATTGGAAATAAAGTTAGGTGACGACGTATTTATTTCTAGGATATTTCCGGCGTACTATTACCACCCAAAGGTTAGATACACGGTAGATATTCGTCCAAAACTTAAGAGAGTTTTGTCAGATTTAACTGACATTTTATCCGCTTATGATTTAGAGACGACGTATTTACACTACGAACTGTAAAATTTAAAAATTTATATAAAATAATAGACATGGAAGAAAAGAATTTTGGTTATTTAGGGTTTTCATTTCAGCAATCGCTTATTAAGGCAATCATAGAAGATAAAAAATATGGTGAAACAATTATCGATGTTTTAGAGAGTAAGTATTTTGAGAACAATTCCTTTAAATTTTTAATGGAAAACATTAAAGAATTGTATAAGACATACGAAAAGTTACCCGATTATCACACATTATCTCAAAAAGTTATGGCTGAAGGTGGAAACAAAGACTCCTCCAAAGTTCACGTTGACACATTAGAGGCGATAAAGGACGATTCAAAAGATACTGCATACGTTAAGGATACCGCCTTGAATTTTTGCAAACAACAAAACCTTAAAAGGGAATTAAAATCTGTACAAAATATTATTGAAAACGGACAATTCGAAGCTTATAGTAAAATTGAAGAGATTATCAAAAAGGCTTTACAGGTTGGTATTTCAAATGACGAGGTCCTTGACGTTTTTCACGATATAGACGCAGCATTAGAAAAAGACTTTAGACTACCAATTCCAACAGGAATTGTGGGTGTTGATAATTTATTAAAAGGTGGTTTAGGTAGAGGTGAATTAGGTGTAGTACTTGCTCCAACTGGTACAGGTAAAACAACCTTATTAACAAAATTCGCCAACACAGCATATAATCTTGGTTTAAACGTTGTTCAAATATTTTTTGAAGATAACGTTGGTAACATAAAACGTAAACACTATACTATTTGGTCAGGTATTGCTCCTGATGAACAACCTGAACATATAGAAGAAGTAAAAGAAAAGATTAAAGAGGCACAAGAAAGATCAGTAGGAACTATTAATCTTATGAAATTTCCGTCTGATAACATTACAATTTCAGATATTAAATCTAGATTGAGAAAAATGACATCGGATGGTATTAAAGTTGATTTATTAGTATTAGATTATGTAGACTGTCTTACCGCCGAAAGAAGTACAAACGGAGAAGAGTGGAAAGGTGAAGGATCTATTATGAGAAGTTTAGAGTCTATGACTGGTGAGTTTAACATGGCAATATGGACCGCCACACAAGGTAACCGAGAATCAATTTCTTCTGAAGTTGTAACAGGAGACCAAATGGGAGGTTCAATCAAAAAAGCACAAATCGCACACGTAATATTATCGATTGCAAAATCGTTAGAACAAAAAGACCAAAACTTAGCAACACTTACGTTAGTTAAGTCACGTATCGGTAGAGATGGTGTGGTATTCACCAACTGTAAATTCAATAACGAATTTTTAGTTATTGATACGGATTCACAAAATACATTATTAGGTCACGAACAAGATAGAGTTCGAAATAATGTAGATAGGGCAGCAGAAGCCTTCCAAAGAATACAAAAAGTAAAACCAAGAGTTTAACAATCAAAAAAAAAAATTATGATAGAAAAAATATTACAAGATAACCCTGGACGCTTTGTCCTTTTTCCAATCGAACATCACGATTTATGGAAACTATATAAACAACAAGAAGCGTGTTTTTGGACCGCAGAGGAAATCGATTTAGCTCAAGATATTAACGATTGGGATAATAAATTGAATGATGACGAACAACATTTTGTTAAACATGTATTAGCGTTTTTTGCAGCATCAGATGGTATTGTTAACGAGAACATTGCGATGAATTTTGTTAATGCGGTTCAATACACAGAGGCAAAATTCTTTTACGGTTTTCAAATTATGATGGAAAATATTCATAGTGAAACGTATTCATTATTGATTGATTCATATATTAAAGATAAAGAAGAACAAAATAAGTTATTTCGTGCGGTAGAAACAATACCAGCCATTAAAAAGAAGGCCGATTGGGCAATGAAGTTTATTGAGAAAGGTAGTTTTGCCGAAAGACTTATTGCATTTGCCGCGGTTGAAGGTATTTTCTTTTCAGGTTCATTCTGTTCAATCTTTTGGTTGAAGAAAAGAGGTTTAATGCCGGGTTTAACATTTTCAAATGAATTGATTTCTCGTGACGAAGGTATGCATTGTGATTACGCTTGTCATTTATATAATAACCATATTGATAATAAACTTTCAAAAGAAAGAATTAAAGAAATCATTTGTGGGGCATTGGAGATTGAGAAGGAATTTATTCTCGAAGCATTACCTGTTCGTTTAATTGGTATGAATTCAGATTTAATGGCTCAATATCTTGAATTTGTAACGGATAGATTGTTAGATGCATTAGGTGTACCTAAAGTTTATAATTCTGAAAATCCATTTGATTTTATGCAAAATATCGCATTACAAGGTAAAACTAATTTCTTTGAAAAAAGAGTTGCAGAATATCAAAAGGCTGGTGTTAATAATGTTGCTGAAGATTTAAATTCAGCATTTGATGAGGATATGGATTTTTAAAATTTAAATAAAGAAGATGAAAGTAAAAAAAAGAGATGGATCCTTGGAGGAAATGAGGTATGACAAAATAACGAGAAGAATTAGTGTATTTTGTAGTGATTTAAATTTAGAATATATTGACCCAACATATGTTACTTTAAAAGTAACTCAAGGTATATATGACGGCATAACTACAACTGAGTTAGATGTGTTGGCTGCGGAAACCGCCGCAGCAATGGTTACCACACATCCTGATTATGCAAAATTATCAGGTCGTTTAGCGGTATCTAATTTACATAAGACAACACATAAAAAGTTTTCACAATGTATTAAAGAACTATATTCTTTTGTTGAACCGAAAACAGGTAAAGAGTCTTCATTGATTGACGATGACGTTTATAAGTTTGTAATGGAAAATAAAGAATCTTTAGATGGTGCAATTCACCAAGAAAGGGATTTAGATTTTGATTACTTTGGATATAAAACATTAGAAAGGTCTTATCTTTTAAAGATTGCCAATAGAGTGGTTGAAAGACCTCAATACATGTATATGAGGGTTGCTGTTGGTATTTGTAAAGGTAATTTAGAAACCGCACTTAGAATATATGATGATTTATCACAACACTTTTATACACATGCAACACCCACATTATTCAACGCGGGAACTCGTAAGGCACAAATGTCTTCTTGTTTCTTAATTGGAAATAAAGGTGATGATATTGATGGTCTATTTGATACCATTAAAGATGTTGCAAAGATTTCTAAGTGGGCTGGTGGTATTGGATTACACGTACATGATGTTCGTGCTAAGGGCTCATATATTAAAGGAACTGGTGGACAATCTGATGGTTTATTACCGATGATGAAAACTTATAATGAAGTTGCTCGTTGGATTAACCAAGGAGGAAAACGTAAAGGTTCATTTGCCATTTATCTTGAGCCATGGCATTCAGATATTTTTGAATTTATTGATTTAAGAAAAAATCACGGTAAAGAAGAAATGAGAGCAAGAGATTTATTCTTGGCGATGTGGACACCTAGCCTTTTCATGGAGAGAGTGGAATCTGATGGAGAATGGACATTGTTCTCACCTGACGAAGCGCCAGGTTTATCTGAAGCATATGATTCTCCGGAAGATAAAGCATTTACTCGTTTATATGAACAATACGAACAAGAAGGTAAAGGTAGAAAAGTTATTAAGGCAAGAAAATTAATGGACGCCATTTTAACTGCGCAAATTGAAACGGGAACACCTTATATGTTATATAAAGACCCGGCAAATTACAAGTCAAACCAAAAGAATTTAGGAACTATCAAGTCATCAAACTTGTGTACCGAGATTATTGAATATAGTTCACCAACTGAACAGGCAGTTTGTAATTTAGCATCAATTGCCTTACCTAAGTATATTCTCAATGGTGAATTTAATCACGACTTACTATATGAATACACATACCAAGTTGTTAAGAATTTAAATAATGTTATTGATTTAAACTATTACCCAACCGAAGAAACAAAACGTTCTAACTTTAGACATCGTCCTGTTGGGTTAGGTGTCCAAGGTTTAGCGGATGTATTTTGTATTTTAGAGTTACCATTTGAATCTGAATCGGCGGATAAATTACAAACGGATATTTTTGAAACAATCTATTTTGCTGCAATGACATCTTCAAATGATATTGCAAAAGAAGTCGGTGCGTATGAGTCAATATCAAATTCTCCAATCTCAAAAGGGATATTCCAATATGAGATGTGGGGTAAAAAAGATAAAGATTTATCAGGTCGTTGGGATTGGAAATCGTTAAGAAAAGACGTAGTTAAATTTGGTGTAAGAAATTCATTATTGGTTGCACCAATGCCGACGGCATCGACAGCTCAAATTTTAGGTAACAACGAAGCGTTTGAACCGTTTACAAGTAACCTTTATTCTCGTAGAACATTGAGTGGTGAATTTATCATGATAAACAAACACTTAGTTAGTGCGTTATTAAAGTTAGGATTGTGGAGTGATTCAATCAAGAATAAACTAATCATGGAAAATGGTTCAGTTCAAAATATTCCCGAAATACCAACACAATTAAAAGAGGTATATAAAACCGTTTGGGAAATGTCTCAAAAAAGAATTCTCCAAATGGCGGCAAACAGAAGTATTTTTATTGACCAATCACAGTCATTAAATTTATTTATTGATAATGCAACCAAACCTAAATTATTAGCGGCACATTTATTTGGTTGGAAATTAGGTTTAAAAACGGGTATGTATTACTTAAGAACAAGATCTGCGGTTGATGCAATGAAAGGATTAGGTATTAATACGTCAACAGAGAAACCCGTAGAACAAACACCATCTATAAATAATGTCGAGGTACCAACCAATACATTAATTAGTGAAAGAACACCTGAGGTTGTAATGACATCAGAAAGACCAACAGACTCACCATTCGAATGTGAGGGATGTGGTTCATAAAATAATGGGAGACTCCCCCAGAGTTACTAAGTATCTTGGACTTCCAGGTTTTGAG